TTCTTACTAGCCTTGATCCACTTACAAAACTTACGTCCATGTGGTACCACATCACAACTCACCTTATAAAACAATCTATCTGAAATAGAATCAAAGTATTTAGAGATATAAGCAATCTCTTCAATACAAGACTGATCCATGCTCAATCCCATCAACAATACATACTTGTTGAAAGATTTCTTTTCTTCTACTGATAGTTTATCATAATAATCAGGAGACTTTACTTCTCTGATATGATTGATGTGGTCAAATAACCCTTTACTCTTCACTAAGTTCTTTTTCTCTTCTTTCAATGTTTCTGAGTTTTTCACTGATTGAAGGGTCTTGTTTTTTGGTGGTCTTCCCATAATAATTGTTAATTCTAGCTCTTAGTGAATTTATAATTGTCAACAGTTGTTTCTGATTTTCAAATAATGTGTTTACATCAGTTGTTAACTTACTTACAGTTTCCTCCAAATTCTTTGAAGATTCAAGAGTTTTCTTGATCTTATTTTCCAAATATAAAGAATATAACGCCACTGCTAGTAAAGCAAGTGGCGTTACAAACTTGGAATGCAAAGACAATGAAACTGCAATACTTGCAAGTACAACTACTATAATTAGTTTAGTAATACTCATTGTCTTTATTGTGCCTACATCAGGCAGTAACTTCAGCCAATACGTTCTTTAGAGCATTGATCTGACGACCATTTAGTTCAATACGCTTCTTACCAGCACGAATTGTCAAACGCTTACCAACACTCTTAACTCCCTTGAATGGGGCAGAAGCAAAGGTCTCTAGACCTTGAACCTTGTTGTAAGCGAATGTAGTCTTATTCTTTGTATTTTTACGTGTAACCATATGTTTTATTTATTTATTTTATGTTTTTGTTTATTGTTAGTCAATCAACTAACTATTAAGACTCTAACATGATACCTATATTCCGTCAACACTTATCATTAATTATATTTGAAATTCTTTTTCAAACCGTTCAATAGCATAGTCTTTAGCCTTGAATTCAAACTCATAATCAACGCCGTCCATGTCAACATATTCTTCAGGAATACTACGAACATAATCACCATGCGCACGTGGATTTTTGTTGGTTGGATCATTGTCACTAAAATGAAATAGAGGACGATACTTACCCCATGTTGACATAGCCAACTTCATTGCATCCTTAGAAGACAATTTACCGTTATTACAACGAAAATGAAGATTGTCATACGTGATAGGAATGCCAGTATTTGAATAAATCAAATCATATAATTCATCTACTTTCCAACTGTTAGGTTTGTCTTCATTCTCAAGAACAAGACGAGACTTAACATTTACAGGAAAATCATTGTATACATCAATGAACCGTTTAGCAATATCCTTGGTGTCACCTTTGTAACAATTCATATGAATATTGATTGGAGCTTCATATGATTGTGGTAGACCAAACAAATCCATCACAGTAGCATGATTTTTTAGTTCTACAATAGACTTCTGCACAACTGATGCATTAGCAGAAGCAGGTACCACAAATTGGTCTGGATGAGTAGAACACCGTACTTTATTTTTTGTAATAATTTCTGAACCAAGTTTAAACATTTCATAAATTTTATTTTTATCTGGAAGAATATCAAATGACAAATTTGCTTCTGGCAATGTAGCCAATGGAAACAAATCACTGCTGATACGGTAATTCCATCCTTTTTTTGCACACAATGAAATGATTTGTACCGTAGTAGATACATTGTTCAGTGTACGTTTGGATACAGTGTCAACAGCACTTTTACGTTCCAAAGCAAGAAACCGTGTCTTTGTCATGGTGTTTGCTTTGATACCTTTTTCTTGCAACTGCAAGGAAATACAACATAGAGATTTTTTCATCTTTTTTATTATAACAGCGGATTATAAAATGTCAACGTCCAACTTCAGAGAAAAAGCTAGATTTGGCTTCTTCATAGGACATACCAATCATTTTATTATAATAAAGAATATCAGACTTTAAATTTCCTTCACTCTTTAACTTTTTATACCGTTCAATAGCCTTTGGTTTCCACCATTCCATAATAGCATCAGTATCCCGTTTAAAGAGTTCTTTCATTTTCAATTCATCTTCACCAATCTTGTTTTGTAGAAATTCCTTGGTGTTCTCATAAAAACAACTGTAATACACACCACGTTCATATCCATGTGTATAATCTGATGTTTTGATATTGAGAGATTGAAAAATCATACTCAATACACGATTCTTTGCACCAGTAACGGGTCCACTAACACCGTCTTTTTGTGTCATGGCTTTCTTATAATCATCTGCTTTTTTCTCTTTAACCCACTGATGCCATGTATTATACACACTATCATCTGGTTTAATTGTCATCTTACCAGTACTAGAACCACACTTATGCCACCACTTCAAACTGTTATACATACTGTAACTACCATACAATGAAGTGGTTGTGATTCCTACAAGAGTTTGACCATATAAATCCTTCCAAATTTTTCTAGTTGCACTTGATGTAACCAAAGCAGCTACCAGTTTACCACCCAAGAAATTATAACCAAATGGTTGTGTACTCATAATACAACTGCCAATTGCACTATGTACCAACTTCTTATGTTCTAGTTTGTTTTCAGGAGTCCATCCAATATAATTGTCTCTGTCTGTAATAGTAATTACATCACTTGAAATACTAACCACTCCCAAATAACGTGGATTGTTTTCATTACCGTCACTGATTAATAATTTAATAAATCTACCAGGAGTTTGTGCATATTCCATGGTATGACAAAATGTTCTCAACATCACCCAATCAGTGTCAATTGGATCATCCACTACATGAACAACAGTTGGTTTAATTTGTTCAATTTCTTTAATTGTAAGTTCTTGATTGTTGATATCAGTTGGTGTCCAAATCTTAGCTTTGGCTACACCAGATTTATTTATGTAACTGGATAACTGTTGTACTTCAACCCACTTTTTATAGAAAGTCTGTTCTTCCGCAGACATGGATTTTAAAAAGTCAAGGTTTTTGATGAACTTGCGTTTTTCAGTTTCAAAGTCAAAATCATCAGTGTCAAAAAATGGATTACTCATACTATTTATATATACCATGACTTTCAAAAAAATCAACCCTAAAGAAACAGTTTTCTACGTTTTTGAAACCTCCACCATTAAATTTAGTATATTTGATGGTGAGATGGATGAAGCTATTTATTGGGGAAATTGGAACATGGTGACGGCTATAGTAAAAAATATTAAAAAACAAAATCCCAACGTCAAATTCTATTATTATTCAAAGGATAATAAAGAAAAAATGGTATTGGCCCCTGATTGGACCAATACCTTGAATACTATTATTGCACCTTGATATCTAATTTAATTACAGTGTATTTGGTTTCATCATACATACCTGTATTAAACTCATACCAAATTTCTTTCTCACTCAAATGTACTTTGAGTAATTTTTTTGTTTTCAAACAAATTATGCCGTAAATGACAGCTACATCAGAGTCATCACACGGCATTTTGTTTGTTATCTTTTTCTTAGGCATTAACAGTTGTCTTTGACACTTCAACTTCTGTTTCTACTGGTGTTTCAGTAGGCTTGCTTGTAACGTCAAGTACCTTGACAGTATTATACTTATCATGAAGTACAACTTCTGCTTGACGTGCGGTAGCAAGAACATCCTCAGTTACTGGATTCATTGCGAATGCCAACTTTGGACGACCCTTACCTCCATGAATAGTACCAATCTCAACAACAGTACCATCATCAATGGCGTTCTTGAGACGTACACGAAGTGTAATGGGAATAAACTCCTTGTTTGTTTCCATTAGATCAGCAATAGTAAAATACTTGTCTGCTGATGGCCAGGTTACAGTTAGGTTTGTCTTGTTCTTGCGGTTTGTCTTCTTGTTACTCATATTTTTTATGTTTTATTTTCTTGTTTATGTTTACTGGTTGAATCTCAACCTTGTAAATACTTTATATTATATCCTCCAAAATGTCAATGACTTTTTTCAAGAAACATCCTGTTCATTGTTTTGGCAACCTGCAATAGATTGTTTGGATTAATGAATGAAGCATTTGTTCCATACATTTTCTTAAACAACTCTACAGAGTTTGGATTAACATAATCATTGCACTTAATAAAATAACTCAAAACAGAATACCCGTTATTCTTGATCTTTGTTACCTGTTTCTTGGTATGAAGAGCAGCAGATTCTTGACTATAACTGATACGATCCCCGTTCTGTGTGGTATAGTTCATAGCTGGTTCACCATCACTGAAATTCAGAAAATAATAATCTGAATCTGCGGATGTTTCCGGCAAATGTTTCATAATTGCTTCATATGACAATCCTTCTGGAGTAGATCCATTTGGACTCAAATATGGAAACAATGACTTAATTTTACTGATCTTATCCACAGCAGAATCATATCCAATAATCACATAAGGATTAGAAGAACAATTACTGTTACTAGAATTAAATGTAGTTCTAAATGATACGGTAACCCTTAGATTATCAATCATAGAAGCAGCCTTACAAATAGCCACAACACTAGTAATAGTCTTTGCCCATTTGTCTCCTCTCATACTTGCACTTGCATCTACAGAAATGTGAATGTATGAATGTTTATACTTTGAAACATCAATTGTATGAAATACATTTTCATTGTCAAAAGACAGTTCAGATAAAATCCTACGGTCAATCTTACCAACAGGCTTACGCATATACTTGGTATTATTAACTTCACTACGAATCTGTAGTTTCCGTCCAAGAGCCGCACCCATCACCAATCCAGCATTTACAGCCTTTTGGTTGTCTTGATTAATAACAGCAGTAGAATCATACCGTCCAGTATAATGATTGTATACAACATACTTCAACGGAAATACATCAGTCTCAATCAATTCTTTA